TTGCACAGGAGAAGGCAATTGCAGCCCGTGCCGCTAAAATTAAAGCAGCAAAGACTCCTCTTCCAGATACATCTAAAATGAATTCAAAGCAGTATGATGATTATCTAAAAAAATTCGTGATTGGAAAAAAGTAATGAAAAAAGTTCATCGTGGTTTTGAGGCAGTTGCCAAGTCAATTGCAAAGAAGCAAGGTATCCCGTTAGAGCGCGCAAATGCTATTGTAGCCGCTGGTGCTCGTAAGGCAAGTCCTGCAGCAATCAAGGCTAATCCACGCTTGAAGAAGGTTTCTGGAGTAGTCAAGAAGAAGGCTAAATAATGACTGAGGCATGGACACGTAAAGAAGGCAAAAACCCCAAGGGAGGGCTCAACGCCAAGGGCAGAGCCTCCTACAAGGGTGGAACCCTCAAAGCGCCTGTAAAGGCTGGAGATAACCCTCGTAGGGCTTCTTTCCTAGCACGTATGGGCGGTATGCCAGGACCAGAACGTAAGCCTAACGGTGAACCAACAAGATTGCTCCTATCGCTTAACGCGTGGGGTGCAAGTTCCAAGGCTGATGCCAAGAAAAAGGCAGCAGCAATATCCAAGAGAAATAAGGGAAAATAATGGCTAAAGTAATAATTAAGGGACTGGCAAAGCGTAAGGTTGCCAAGCAATATGGCAAAGTTGCACCACAGCATAAGCCAGGTACCAAGGTGAGTCCAGCAAAAGCAAACGTTAAGAAACCAACAGTAGCAAAGTAAGAAGGTAGGGGACAATGCAAGAGACAGTAGCAATTGCTTGGTGTGACAATGGAATGGTCGATGGCAAGTTCATGCAGGGCGTTACAGATGTAATGCTTCATTCTGGAGTCAAGTTTGAAACAACGTTGCGCAGTCAGGGAAACCAGATTGGTCGCCAACGTGAGCGAGTTGTAAACTACTGGTATGAAAACAAGAAGTCTGACTGGATTCTATGGGTCGATTCAGATGTTGTTTTAAGTCCAGAGAATTTTTTGAAGTTGTGGAATAAGAAAGATGCAGTTGCTAAGCCTTTGCTTACGGGTGTCTATTTTACAACAGATACACCAGAAGAGCCTTTGATGATTCCAATGCCAACAGTATTCGAATTTGTCAATGAAGAGAACTCTGTAGGGATAAAGCGGATTCATCCACTACCTAAGAACTCATTCCTCAAGGTGGGCGCAGCAGGTATGGGGTTCGTCCTTATGCATCGTAGTGTAGTTGATAAGATAAAAGAAGTTTTGCCAGATGCCCCACTCTTTACAGAGATTGGTGTCGACAAGTCATTTATGGGAGAAGATATTTATTTCTTTGCCCTATGTGATAAGGCTGATATTCCAGTATGGTGTGATACAAGTGCAGTTGTTCCTCATATGAAACGATTCTCATTTGATGAGCATTACTATAACGCATTCTTTGGTGGACAACAAGAAAAACCTAAATCAAATATAGTCCTTCCAAAGCATTATCAGAAAGATTTCAAGAAAGGTAAATAATGGCAATTGGTAATCCAGGCAGTCCGCTATGTGCGGAACTAAACCGCTTAGCAAATGGTGGGACTTATCCAACTCGTGATACTTTCAAAGATTCACAAGGCGCAGCCAATGCTTGGGCTGGACTAACTGGTGCAGCAGTGCGTGGTGTAGTCGGTGCCCTGAATTACAAAGTAAGCACATCAAGGACACCTGATGCTTTCAAAGACATTGATGGCGTATGTAATGAACTTGCTGGAACTACTGGACTTGCAGCACCTGAGGCACTAAGGAGAATATCTTCGTGACAACTACCCTAAGCAATATGATTGATGAAGTACTTATCAATCTTGCAGGTTATACATTTCAACAGGACCGTGCTACCTACCTCAAGACTGCTATTGCAACAACGACTTCTTCTGCAGCATCCCCATTAGTTGTATCTCTTGGTTCAACTGACAGTGTGGGCAAGGGAGTCATTGAAATTGATGAAGAACTTATGTGGGTTGATTCTTATGACCGCATTTCTAACACTGCAACAATCGCTCCTTATGGTCGCGGTTACTTAGGAACAACTGCAGCGACTCACACCGCAGATGTCAAGGTTTCAATCTCACCAACGTTCCCGCGCTTTAGCGTCAAGCGAGCAATCAACGATACAATCCGCTCCCTTGGAGCAAACATCTTTGCAGTCAAGTCAACATCATTTACTTTCAATGCAGCCATATCCACCTATGCTTTCGCTAACTTGAACATCAAGAATATCTTGACAGTTTCGTGGCAAAGCATTGGACCTTCTAAGGAATGGATTCCTGTACGCAAATGGGACTTTGATTCTATTGCAAACCCTGAGGCATTTGGATATGTAACTGGAACAGATACTGTTCAAACTATTACTCTTGGTCAAGCGCCTATCTCAGGGCGCACAGTCAAGGTTACATATGCAACAGACCCAGAAGCGTTTACAACTAATGCCCAAGACTACTCAACACAAACTGGACTACCAGAATCGACTCGTGATGTGACAATCCTTGGAACAGCCTATCGCCTGCTCTCATTCCTGGACCCAGCACGTGCTGCACAGGTTAGCCCACAGGCTGATGAGACAGATAGCAAGCGCCCATACGGTGCATCACAAAGTGCAACTAAACAACTTTATGCTCTATACACGCAACGTCTCAATGAAGAAACAAAAGCACAACAGCAAAACTACCCACCCCGTGTTCACTTTAGTCGTCGATAAGGAACTTCAATGACAGTTAGAAAATACTCCTCACGCGCTCAACAGACAACCTTGAGTGCTCCCATCACATCGACTGCTACTACAATGTCTGTCGTCAATGGTGCCTCTCTTATGGGTGGCAAGACACTTACCAGCACACAGACTTACACAGTTGTCATTGACCCAGATACAGCACTTGAAGAAATTGTAGATATTACTGTATACACAACTGGTAATACACTAACAATTACTCGTGGTATTGATGGTCCAACTCCTGGCACAGGCTCTGCTCACTCTGCTGGTGCGGTAGTTCGACATATGGCAATTGGTCGAGACTATCAAGAAGCCAATGACCATCAAGAAGGAACTCTTGCAGCACACGCTGCAACAACATCTACTCAACTTCGTGGAGTTATATCCGATGAAACAGGTACTGGCTCTTTAGTATTTGCAACTTCCCCTACTCTTATAACTCCAGCATTAGGCACTCCAGCATCTGGCGTACTTACTAATGCAACTGGACTTCCCCTGACAACTGGTGTAACTGGAACTCTTCCAGTAGCCAATGGTGGAACTGGTGTAACAACATCAACTGGTTCAGGTGCAACTGTGTTATCTACTAGCCCTACTCTTGTAACTCCAGTATTGGGCGTTGCCACAGCAACTAGCATCAACGGAACAACAATTCCAACAAGTGCAACTCTTATCAAAACAAGTGATACTGGAACAGTAACTGGCACAATGATTGCCAGCGATACTATTGTAGATGCTGATATCAATGCATCTGCAGCAATTGCTAAAACTAAGTTAGCACTTACTGGTGCAATTACATCAACTGACATTGCTAACGATACAATTCTAAATGCAGATATAAATACTGCAGCAGCAATTGACTGGACAAAACTTGCTATATCATCTACCGTCTCATCAACTGAGATTGGATATGTTGATGGAGTAACATCTGCAATTCAAACTCAAATTGATTCTAAGTTAGCAACTGCAACCGCTAGTAGCACATATGCTCCTTTGGCTAGTCCAGCATTGACTGGAACTCCAACCGCACCAACTGCAACTGCTGGTACAAGTACTACTCAGGTAGCAACTACAGCATTTGTAGGGACTGCAGTTACTAACCTTGTTAGTGGTGCTCCTGGAGCACTTGATACTCTCAATGAACTAGCAACTGCTTTAGGTAATGATGCTAACTATTCAACAACAATAACAACTGCTCTTGCTGGAAAACTACCTCTTGCTGGTGGCACTATGACTGGTGCTATTGCTATGGGTACTAACAAGATTACAGGTCTTGGAACTCCTACTGTATCTACAGATGCTAGCACTAAAGGCTATGTAGATAGCATTACAACTGCTCCTAGCAATCTAACTGGTGTTATTACATCTGTCGGTCCAGCAACTTCCATAGCCTCTCAGACAGGTACTGGTACTAAGTTTGTAGTAGATACTAGCCCAACTCTTGTTACTCCTGTACTTGGTGTGGCTACAGCCACATCTATCAATGGCACAACTATACCATCAACTAAGACTCTAGTAGTAACTACAGATAAACTATCTGCCCTTGCTGCTACAACTTCTGCAGAACTTGCTGGAGTTATCTCTGATGAGACTGGCTCAGGTGCTTTAGTCTTTGCTACTTCACCAACTTTGGTAACACCTACACTTGGCACTCCTGCATCTGGAACACTTACTAACACAACTGGATTACCAATCAGCGGTTTAGTTGCTTCAACTTCTGCAGCCCTTGGCGTAGGTAGTGTTGAACTTGGACACGCTAGTGATACAACTATTGCTAGAGTCTCTGCTGGTGTTGCATCTATTGAAGGTGTCAACATTGTTACAACTTCATCAACAGATACTCTTACAAATAAAACTCTTACTAGCCCAGTAATCAACACACCTAAAATTGCTTGTACATATACAGCCAAGACCGCTGCCTATACATTTGCATCTGGCGACGAAGGCAACATCTTCTCAATGAACAACGCTGCATCTGTGCAGTTCAATATCCCTACTGATGCCACATTCAACTTTGCAGTTGGTACTGAATTTACAGTATTTTGGATTACAGGTGCAGGTCAACCAACAATCGGTGCAGTAACTCCTGGCACAACAACTGTTATCTCAACAGGTGCTACAAGTGCTACACCAAAACTACGTGTAGCCAACTCTGGTGCAACTTGCAAGAAACTTGCTGCTAATAGTTGGATAGTGTTTGGAGACATCGCCTAATGCCAATGCTTGGAATTATGGCTTCTGGTATATCTGGCAATCTGTGGGCACCTGCTGGTGCCTATGACTCTATCTCTACTGCTACGGTGACAACTGGTGGTACTGCAAGTATTACTTTTTCATCTATTCCTGCTACTTATACTCATTTGCAAATTAGAGCATTAGGTATGTTTACAGGTACAGTCGGTGTTGGAAACATTGCTTTCAATGGCGATAATGCAAGTGGTAACTATTCATATCATTATCTTCTTGGTGATGGCAGTTCTTTGCCAGGTGCTGGTTCTGGTGTTTCTCAAAACCAAGGAAGGTTTACTGCTGCTGCTGGAACGACCCCATCTTATCCAACGACTATGGTTATGGATATTTTGGATTATGCCAATACAAATAAATATAAAACTTCAAGACATTTATTTGCTTGGGATGGCAATGGTAGCGGTTACGTTGAATTTGATTCAAATAGTTGGCGTTCTACAAATGCAATTTCTAGCATTGTTCTAACACCTGCAAACACTTTTGCTATTTATACAAGCGTTGCCCTCTACGGAATCAAGTAAGGACTAGACAATGGGTGTCACATACACAACCGCAGCAGCAAACACATACGTTCCGATAGCGACTTACACCGTACCAAGTGATACTACTTCCTATACTTTTACAAGTATCCCATCAACTTATACAGACCTATATTTAGTAGCCGCTTTTGCTACTGACGCTGCCTCATCAATCAATCTAAATGTTGGCAGTGGTTCAATAGACACAGCCTCAAATTTTTCTTGGACTTACTTACTTGGAAATGGCACTGCTGCAAGTTCAAGTAGAGGCTCTGCTGATACTCGTATTTTTAGCGGTGCTACAAACTCCGTAAATGGACAATGTAATATGGAAATTAGTTTCCAAAATTATTCAAATGCAACTACATATAAAACAACTCTTAGCAGATTCAACGATACTACTCAAGGCACTTATGCAACTGTAGGTCTATGGCGCAACACTGCCGCAATCAACCAAATTAGAATTTTAGCCAATGGTAATAATTTGAAATCTGGTTCAACCTTCTCACTCTACGGAATCCTAGGAGCATAACAATGGCTAATAAAAATTATGTTTTACTAGAACGCGTTGAAGTAGGCGAGGCTGGTGCATCCAGCATTACCTTCAACTCAATCCCTCAGACTGGCTATACCGATTTGAAGGTTGTATCTAGTCTTCGCGGTGATGCAAATACAGTTGATATGACTTATACCTTCAATGGTCTAACAACTAATCAATCTGGAAGATTACTTAGAGGAAATGGCACTGCAGCAGCATCAGGAACAGACACGCTTATTTATGGTCTGCAAAATGCAAGCACTTATACAGCAAGTACCTTTACTAATTCAGAACTTTATATTCCTAATTATACTTCTGCTAACTATAAATCTATGTCACAAGATGGTGCTACTGAAAACAATGCCACTCTTTCATACACTTATTTAGTAGCGCAACTTTGGTCTGCTACTGCTGCAATTACATCTATTGGTTTAGTTGCTGGCAGTAGCGGTAAATTTGTTCAGTATTCAACAGCATCCCTATACGGTCTTGCAGCCGTAGGCACTACACCAACTAAGGCACCAAAGGCTACTGGCGGTTCAATCATCCAGACCGACGGTACTTATTGGTACCACGCCTTCCTTGCCTCTGGCACATTTACTCCAGCCGTAGGGTTGAGTTGTGATGTGTTGGTAGTAGCAGGTGGTGGTGGTGGTGGTGGTAGAAATGGCGGTGGCGGTGGAGCAGGTGGTTATCAAACATTTTCATCACAATCTGTTGCAGCATCTGCACAAACAATTACTGTAGGTAGTGGTGGAGCAGGTGGATTAGGTTCAACTGGAACTGTTGGTAGCAATGGTACTAACTCATCATTTGCCGCACTTACTGCATCAGTCGGTGGCGGTGGTGGTGCTGCTCGTTCTGCAACTCCTGGACAGTTAGGTGGCTCTGGTGGTGGTGCATCAACTGGTAACACATTTGGTGCTGGTACTGCTGGACAAGGTTATGCAGGTGGCGCACAAGGTACAAATATTTCAGCAGGTGGTGGTGGAGCAGGTGCAGTAGGTAATGCTGGTGATACTGCAAGCAACGGTAACGGTGGTATTGGTTCTTTCACAGCAATATCTGGTGGAGCAACAACTGCTGTTGGAGTTTTATCTGGCGGTAACTATTACTTTGCTGGTGGTGGCGGTGGTGGTACTGAAACTTCTGCATACAACAATGGTGCTGGTGGTACTGGTGGCGGTGGAGCAGGTTCTAAGAACTCAACTGTTGCAACAAGTGGAACTGCTAATACTGGCGGTGGTGGCGGTGGTGGTGCTTACAATAGTAATACATCACCATCAAACGGTGGTATAGGTGGTTCAGGAATTGTCATTATTCGGTATGCGGTCTAAGGAGAAACGATGAGTCATTGGGCAGAGTTGGATTCAAACAACATCGTCACACGAGTACTCGTAGGCGATAACAACGAACCAGATGAAGGCGAAGCCTTTATGAATAGCCTTGGTGGTATTTGGGTCAAGACAAGTTACAACGCAGCAACTAATGGTTTCCGCAAAAACTATGCAGGTATCGGTTACTCATACGATGCAGGCAGAGATGCCTTTATCCCACCTAAGCCAGAGTGTCATCCACTTGCTGTAAATTTTGATGAACAAACTTGCACCTGGTCTTGTCCAGATGCTTCACACGTACTAATCCAAGGAGAATAATAATGTCAAAGCCAACAAGAATTGAAGTCAACTGCACAACTGGAGTTGTCTCAGAGATTGAACTCACCGATGCAGAAATTACACAGCGTGAACAAGATGCTGTCATTGCAGAGATGGAACGCGCAGAGCGCGAGGCTGCAGCACAAGCAGTAGCAGATGCAAAACTATCTGCTCAGGCTAAGTTGGCTGCGTTAGGTCTTACTGGCGAGGAAATCGCTGCGCTAAGTAAGTAATTGGATACATTTGTAAGCAGTCTTATACCCCTGTTTAGGGATATAGATGATGCAGTAGATGAAGCGGAAGAACAAATATACTAAGGAGATACGGTGGCTGGTAGAGATATAACCGAAGGTGACGATGGTGTCTATTCCTCCTACGATGGTAGCGGTGTTTCAACTGTTCTTCGTGGTATTGCAGATATTGGTATTGTTTCATCATCTACTACTTGGCAAAATACTGATGTTGCATACGACGTAGCAATCGGTGGCTTGCCATTTATCTATGCTATCAATGATGCACGCCCATACATCCGTCAGACTGCACCCTTCAAGAAGGACCAGTTTGATAATGGCGCAGAACCAGGGGAGCAATCCCTTACTGGTTGGTGGATTCGTTCACAGATGTCTTTTCACTCTGGTACTGGAATCAAGTTCTATGACCCAGCAACAACGGATGAGAACGGTCATTACAGATTCAGTGAGAGCAAAGGCGTTGATGTCTTTACTAAAGGACAAGTAACCCTACTCAACAATTGTACTTCAGGTCATATCACTACAGGTCCTATTGCATCTAATGGTACACCTCAGCAACACTTGCGTTCTATCAAATGGGGAACAACGTCTGGACTTTTATTACACGATGAGTATGACGTAGATAAGATTCCAGTAAATGACCCAACTAATCCAGTTCATTTTATTGATTATAATAGTGGTGCGAATTCACCAGTATATGCAATCTGTGATGATGGAACTTATGCCTATTGGATTACTAATACTGCAACTAAGAAAACTGTATACAAGAAGCCATTGACTGGAAGTTCTGCATCTACTGCAGATGAAGTAAAGATGTTTGATGAAATTGGCACTATTGCTAACGCAACAATGGAGTATGTAAAAGACCGTATTGTTCTATGTGCTGATAATAAAGTATATGAGTTTGCCCCATCTGCTTCTGCCTTTCCGACTGCTATATACACTCATCCTTCTTCTACTCACGTATATACAAGTGTGACTGCATCTGGTCCAGCAATTTATCTTTCAGGATATAATGGTATTCAATCTACTATTCAGAAGTTTACTCTCAATACATCTGGCGTGATGCCAACTCTTACCTCTGCTATCACTGCAGCAGAAATGCCAGTGGGTGAAATCATCCACAAGATTTACTACTACCTTGGATATATGATGATTGGTACTAATAAGGGTGTACGCGCAGCCAATGTGTCAGACCAAGATGGTTCAATTAGTTATGGTCCACTTATCGTTGAGACAACTCAACCTTGCTATGATTTTGCAGCAAGAGATAAATATATCTGGTGTGCAACTAGCGTTGCTGGAGAGCCTGGTGTAATACGCATTGACCTTGGCAACGAACTCGAATCACTTCGCTTTGCTTACGCTAATGATATTTATTATGATGGTATAACTGGTTATGCTACGACTTCTTGTGCATTTGCTAATGGGACGGATAGACTTGCATTTGCATCAACGGCTAATACTGCTGGAACATTGATTGTAAATAAAGAAAGAACTGGTACAACCGCAACACTGACTACATCAACTGCTCACGGATTGAGCATTGGAAGCGTAGTATGGGTTGATGGTGTTGGCTCGCCTTTTGATTCTACAACATCAACATTTACTGTACTAACGGTTCCAACAACAACAACATTTACTTATACTACTTCAACCAGTGGAACTGTTGCATCCACTGCTGTGTCATCATCTACTGCAAAAGCAAACTTACCTGGTGCAATATACATTGAAGATGATACGACTCTTCGCACATCAGGCTATCTAACTACTGGTAACATTCGCTATGGAACTCTTGAGCCAAAGAACTTCAAGCGTCTTCTTGGACGCGGAGACTTTACATACGGCTCAATGACACTCTATAGCATCGAAGCCAATGGTGATTCATACGACCATATTTCATACGATGCAACTATCGGCTCACCTGAGATAACCACATCACAGCCTGAGACAGCACAAGAGTATCTTGCATATAAGTTTGAACTCTATCGTGATGGAACTGATTCAACTAAAGGTCCTACATTCAAGGGCTATCAGGCTAAGGCAACTATTGCTACACCTAGACAAAGAGTTGTAAGATTTCCAGTCTATTGTTTCGATGTTGAAACAGATAGATTCAATACTGTAATTGGATACGAAGGAAGAGCCTTTGATAGAATCCTACTGCTAGAAGATAAAGAAGAGACAGGCGATGTGCTTATCTGGCAAGACTTATCTACTGGAGAATCACGTCAAGCAGTAATAGAACAAGTCACATTCACCCGTATGACACCACCCGATAAGAGATTTGATGGTTTCGGTGGCATCTTAGAGATAACAATTAGGACAGTATAATGACAGTGGCAAACTGGGCATCACTTGTAATTGCAATGATTGCTATTGTAACTGCTTTTGCTGGTGCAGTACGTTGGTTAGTAAAGCATTACCTGTACGAATTGAAGCCAAATGGGGGCGGTTCCGTGAAAGACCAAGTGAACCGATTGGAAGAACGCGTTGACCAAATCTATACCCTTCTCCTTGAGAAAGACAGCAAGTAAGTACGCAGTATTTTTTCTACTATTAGGAACTTCATTCTTTTGGAGTCTTTCAGCCCAAGCACAACAGACAGGTATGCTTACTGTTACTTGCAGTAATGGAACATTCAATGTTGGTTGGGATAATGCTAACCAATATTTTGCCGATAAAGGAAACATAGCAGAGTACTATTGTTTTATAGTTCATAATACTGGATATGTCAGTGATACTGTTCAAGACCCTGCGCTACGTTGGTATAATGGAGTAGTACCTACTCCTGTTGTAACTCCAACTCCCGATACTTCATCATCTCCTTCACCTCAGCCAACTTCACCATCACCTGCGCCTGAGCCAAGTCCTGATTCACCAACTGTGGTTGTTGAACCTTCACCTTCTCCGACTGTAGAATCACAAACTGTTCCCTCAGTTCCTGAAACTCCGACTCTCGTTGTTGATACTTCAACTGTTGTGCTAATGCCCGAGACTCAAACTGTTTCTTCTGAGACACTAACAGTAGTGCAAGAAACAATGACAGTAATAGATACAACGACTGTAACATCTAATCCCCCAATTCCAGTGGCTCCACCAATTGCAATACCCGACCCTGCCCCTGTTGTGGAGCCTCAGCCTCAACCAGTTCCAGAACAAGCCCCACAGATTGAGCCAGAGCCTGAACCTCAACCTGAGCCTGAACCATTGCCTCCTGTAGAAGAAGAACCTGCGCCTCAAGAAGAGGCACCTGCAGAAGAGCCTCCCGCAGAGAATCCTGAGCCTTCGCCAGAAGAAGAGACTCCTGCACCAGAGATAGTTCCTGAACCTGAACCCGAGGTTGAACTTCCGCCTGAACCTGAACCTGCACCTGAGCCTCCTATCGATGAACCTGAGAGTATAGCACCTGAACCAGTAGAACCGCAAGTACTTATTGCAGATGAAAATTCTACTGATGAAGAAAAAGCAATCATCGCAGATGTTCTTATTTCTGCAGCAATGGGCGAACCATTGACTGCGCAAGCAATTCAAGATGCTGGTCTTACATTTGCTGATTTACCACCAGATACACCTGTTGAAGTGCGTCAAGATGTAAACGGTAATGAAGTTGTTATTACTGCAGAAGTTGCAGTAGCCCTTGAGTTACTAGCAAATCCAGCAGAATTATTAGCAGAAGTTTTCTCAGACCCAGGACAGGTGCTCTTAGCAATAAATAGCATCGGTGCTGATATGAGTATTGAAGAAAGAGCACAGTCTGAAAAGACTATTGTTGCCGCTGTCATCGTAGGTCAAATCGCAGGACAGGCGGCAGTTAGTGCTGCTGCTGGTGCTGCCGCATACAGGAGGAAAATATGAAAAAATGGTTTTCAGATATGGCAAATCAACTATGGACGCTCTTAGGAATGTTCATTGCCTGGGTCGTCCTTGATGGCTCAGCAAAAGTAATAGTTGGCTACGCAATCTGGGCATCTCTAGTAATCTGGGGTGTCACATATAAACTACGCAATCTAAAGGACGAATAATGGAAACAATCAAAAGTGTTCTCATGCGAATCTTTGCAGTTATCGCAGCGGAATCTCTTGGCGTAATCGGTGCTGGTTCACTCGTTGGCATTGAAGTATGGCAGGCTGGAGTCCTTGCTGGTGCACTTGGTGCAGCACAGGTACTAGAAGCCCTGGCACGCTTCTATCTAGCAGATGGACACCTATCCGCAGACGAAATTAATGCAGCCTTTGCTAAGGTTGATAAGAAAGCAGGCGAATAATGGGTCAGCGTTTAGACTTTATTGCAGCAGCCAAATCACAGATTGGTGTAGTCGAAGGACCAAAAGAGAACGAGACAAAGTATGGAGCCTTTACTAAGGCTAACTTCCTGCCTTGGTGTGGTTCATTCGTTATGTGGTGTGCCAACGAAGTTGGTCTCAAAATTCCTAACTGTGTATCAACACTTGCAGGAGCACAAGCATTTATCAAAAAGAATCAGTGGGAAAAGGCAGAGGAAGCAATTCCCCTTCCAGGAGATATCGTATTCTTCGATTTTCCTAATGATGGCGTGGACAGAATCTCACATATTGGTATCGTTGTAAAAGACAATGCCGATGGAACGGTTACCTGTATCGAGGGCAACACTGCTCCTGATAAGAAGGGTGACCAGCGTAATGGTGGTGAAGTTTGCCTAAAGGTACGCGCCTATAAGAAAAAGAATGGCTCCAAACTACGCAAGTCACAGGTTGTGACTATCGTAGGATTTGGGAAGCCAGTCTTCAAATCATAAGGAGAAACATGTTCGACAAAAAGAAAATCGAAGCAATGGTAACATCATATCTACGTGCAGCAGTAGCATCTGTTATTGCATTGTACTCAGTAGGTCAGCACGACCCAAAGGTGTTGGCTACAGCCTTCGTTACTGGTCTAGTTGGTCCAATCCTCAAGGCGCTTGATAAGAATGCGCCAGAGTTTGGTATCGGAGCCAAGTAATACTTTATTAAACAAAGAACCCCCTTACCCTGTAGCGATACAAGGCGAGGGGGTTTTTGTCGTCCCTAAATGTTAATCTTCTTCGTCCTCAAACTCAAACTCACTATCTTCCATCTCTTCAAGCATGAGTTTCATTCGTTTATGACGTTGCTGATGTTGCCATTCTTGCACCAATGCGGTAGCCAGATTGACTGTGAACATACCTAGTCCTGCACCTAAAAATACAGCCCAGAATGTATTTGACATAGTACTCCTTAGATATTATAATTATATATATAATTATATATACAAAGGCTGAAAGCCTTTGTTATTATATAATGTCTTACATAACTAAGTATACACGACTATTTTAGATATGTCTAGTAGATATAACCACTAGACAATTACCCCACTGATGTCATATACTTGGCTATATGACAATCCAACTAGAAGAATATACACTACCAGAACATATATCCTACTCCGCATTTACAACCTATCTTACCTGTGGGTACCAATACTACCTTGGAAGACTCCTCAACAAGCAGGAGGAGCCCTCAGTGTGGTCAGTGGGCGGAACTGCGTTCCACCTTGCGTGTGAGAACTACGACAAGGAGAACATGTGACTATAGCGAATACACTATGGACTGATGCCTGGAACAACTCTAAAGGTGACGTTGATATGTCCACTGCACGTGTGGGTGGCAGGGCTACCAAGGCTAATCCGAATAAGGAAGATGCTACCTTTTGGCAAACCGCTGGACCCAAGTGGGTTGAAGATTATATCGCTTGGAGAAAGCATAACTCAAGTTGGAAAATCTGGACAGCGCCAGATGGCAACCTTGGTATTGAACTTGCGCTGACTCCAGTAATCGATGGAGTTCCTATCAAGATGATTATTGACCGTGTGTTCGAGGTCAATGGGGAACTTGTTATCGTCGACCTTAAGACTTCTCAGCAAACCCCGTCTAGTAGCCTCCAACTTGGATTCTACAAACTAGGTCTCGAACAAACGTTTGGGATTGAAATCAAATGGGGAACATACTACATGTCTAGGGGTAGCAACATATCCGAGTTGGTAGACCTGTCTGAGTATACCTATGAGAAGATGCAGTACCTGATTAATCAATTTGACAAAGCACGCAAGGCAGGTGTATTCTTGCCCAACACAAACAATTGCCAGTACTTATGCGGTCTCACCGCGTACTGTCAATTCTCAACAAAGAAGGATAAATAAATGGCTGAAGACTGGAAACTACAAGTCTCGTATAAAACTAATACGGGAGACCTCATCAACATTCGCGCCAATACTGCGGATGAACTAAGTGTTCTACTAGAGGGTATCGGTGACTTCTCAACTCAAATCGCTGCAGTTCAACGATTGATAGTTGGTGCTGGAGTGGCTGCCCCTTTAGCGACATCGCCTTCAACTCAAGGCACAACGCCACCTCCTTACTCCGCTCCACCCCAGGCTCAGGCTCCGTCCGCTACGGTAGCACCAACCTCGGGTCCAACATGCGTGCATGGGGCTCGGAAGTACAAGTCGGGCATATCCAGCAAGACGGGGAACCCATACGCGATGTGGGTTTGTCCTCAGCCTCAGGGCGCGGACCAATGCAAGCCAGTGAACTAGAACAAGAACAATTTCCATTTTGAACAATTAGGAAGGGAGCCAAGTGAGAACTCTAGTACGTTCAGTAGGACGAGCCTCAATTGGAGGGGAACCCCTTCCTAGTTGCTTCAAGGCGTTTGAATCAAATCAGATTATTATCAGACGTTCAGAAGTTTCAATGTTTGCAGGTGCTCCAGGAGCGGGTAAATCTACACTTGCTCTAGCACTTGCACTCAAAACCAAAGTACCTACATTGTATATCTCAGCAGATACCAATGCACATACTATGGCTATGCGTTTAGCATCTATGATTTCTGGGAAGAGCCAAAGTGATGTTGAGCAGAAACTTAATACTGATGTTGGTTGGACGAAAGCAGTCCTCCAAAAAGGAAGCCATATAGTCTGGTCATTTGAATCAAGCCCAACCTTGCAAGACATAGATGAAGAGGTACAGGCGTTCGAAGAACTCTGGGGATGTGCGCCTGTCCTCATCATCTTAGATAACCTAATGGATGTTGCCACAGATGGTGGCGAAGAGTTCGCGTCAATGCGAGCCATTATGAAGGAGTTGAAGTACCTTGCTAGAGCAACAAATGCAGCGATTGTCGTATTACATCACACTTCTGAAGCAGTTCCTGGGAATCCTTGTCAGCCAAGAAGCGCAATACAAGGGAAAGTTTCTCAGTTACCTGCCCTCATATGTACGCTTGGTACGGTTGGCACATCAATGGGCGTGGCTTCAGTCAAGAATCGCTACGGCAGAGCAGATGCAGGAGGAACTCTAATGACTTGGTTAGCGTTCAATCCTGAGTACATGTATATCGAAGATATTCCAGAGAACTCATGACAACTAGGAAGTCACACAAGGCTAGAGGAGCAACTTTTGAAACTGATATACGTGATTGGTTCCGCGCTAATGGTTACGACGCTGAGCGCCTTGCTAGGACGGGTGCTAAGGATGAAGGAGATGTGGCGGTTAGGGCTGACTTCCTTGGAAGTATCGGAGTTATCGAGTGCAAAGCCCCAGGGGCAGGCAACGCTATTGACCTCAGCGGTTGGACGAAAGAGGCTCAGATTGAAGCAACGCATTATGCGCAAGCAAGGGGCAAGAAGCGCGACGAAGTAATGGCTGCAATTATTATCAAGGCAAGAGGCAAGTCTATCGACGATGCCTACCTAGTGATGAGGTTAGGTGATGTTTTTGGTGGATGATTTACCAGATATTGTATCTGTATTGAAGCACTACGGTGCAAACATTACACGTGCAAGTGGTCAGGTAAACGTCAAGTGCCCATTTCATAACGACTCACATGCAAGTGCGAGTTTCAATACAAGAGATAATATTTTCAACTGCTTTGCGTGTGGCATGCAGGGTAATAGTATTCAGATAATTGCGAAGCAGGAAAGGTGCGACATACGTGAAGCAAAATCTATCGCAGAAGGAATTACTGGCGAAAGCCACAGCCAAGTACGCGGGAAACATTTATCAGGCGGAAGATTACCTAGCAAGTCGGGGAATAACGAGGGAAGCAGCGCGAGTGGCACAATTCGGCGTAGTCGTGGAGCCTGAGGTTGGACATGAAAATTTCCAAGGTCGTCTCTCGATTCCTTACATTACTAAAACTGGTATTGTTGATATCCGCTTTAGGTCACTTAATCCAGCGGTGGAACCGAAGTACATGGGAATGACTGGTCAAGAAACTAAGATGTATAACGTACTAGATATTGAAAGGGCAGGTGATTGGATTGGTGTCTGTGAAGGAGAGATTGATACACTCACACTTTCAGCGTGTATCGGAATCGCCTGCGTCGGAGTTCCAGGAGCCAACAGTTGGAAGAGGCACTACACGCGCTTACTCGCAGACTTTGAAAGAGTATTCGTATTTGCAGACGGTGACCAACCAGGAAAAGAATTTGCAGCAAGTCTTGCAAGAGAGTTACCAGTTACTACAATTCAATTACCCGACGGGCACGATGTCAATTCAATGTTCGTACAAGAAGGTGCTTCATACTTCCACAAGAAAGTTGGACTAAACGATGAGTAAAGAATTACCTCCATGTCCTATATGTGGAACTTACTTTGATAACGTATTTGAAGCAACAGACCACCTCATTGAAGATGGTGGAGAAGAAGAGTTTGACCCGAAGTTGATACTTCCTGGGGGTTACACCCTCATGGTTGGGTCTCTACTGCGTTGCTTGTACTCACATGCTAACAATCCAGAAGAGATTGAAAAGATTACACAATCAACATACGCCACGTTATACGCTGCGGAAACTAATCCTAGAGAGATGAAAAGCATCATCGAAGATATGGTAGTAGACCAGCACATGCTAGATATAGATGAAGAACTAACCGAACTATTAGATAAAGAGAATCCCACTGATGACGAAAGCGGAGCGTGAAGAAGTATGGCAAATTATAAATCATCTAGCGAATCAGGGATTGAATATAGTACAAGCGAAGAAGCAAGAACAGGAACTCATAGTGACTCTTTCCATACCATTATTAAGCGAGAGGTCTCGCTAGAAGTTTACGTTGACTCAGTAATGGCTGAACTCAAAGAGTTACTGCTATCTAAGCATCGTGACTATGGTCCAAAAAATATATCCGATTCTCCTGGAGGTCCAGTCAATGGATTACGCGTAAGAATGCACGATAAGTTGGCACGAATCAATAACTTATTTGACTCGCAAGTACCAGCAAAGCATGAACCGTTTGAGGATTCATTCAAAGATATGGCTAACTATGCAATCATCGGATTGCTAGTACTAAGAGGAAGATGGGAAGTCTGATGAAAATATTCGGACCATATAAAGGTAGCAAGGCAAACGGTGGTCGTCCAATCTATGTTATCAAACGCAAGAAAAAAGATGGCACTACTACCACAACATCTACCAACAAGGCACGTAAAGACTATGAAGACGCAACTGGCAAGACATTACCACGCAAGACAGATGTAGACCATAAAGACAATGGTGGACGCGCTGGACGCGACGGCATTGGCAATCTTCAAGCGATGTCACACAAGAAGAACGTCGCCAAAGAGAACAAGAGACGAGCAAAGAACAAGCCATGAAAACTATAGTCTGCATTTCCGATTTACAGGTACCATATCACGATGTGGAAGCCACTAAAGCCGTTGCGCGTTTCATCAAATCATACCAACCAGATACCGTCGTATCTTGTGGAGATGAAATGGATATGCAGACTATCAGTAAGTGGAGTAAGGGAACTGAACTAGAGTTTGAACGCTCTATTGGTAGAGATAGGGACCTTACTCGTCAAGTCCTATATGATTTGACAATTGAGCACATGGTGCGTAGCAATCATACAGATAGATTGTTCAACACTGTTGCTATGAGAGCCCCAGGATTGCTTGGGCTACCAGAATTACAATTAGAAAACTTTCTTGGACTCAAAGAGTTAGAAATTCAGTATCACACTGACCCATACGAACTAGCCCCTGGCTGGTTGCTTATGCATGGTGATGAAGGCAACGTACAACCCACCGCAGGAGCCACAGCACTTGGTTTAGCCAAGCGTAGCGGTATGTCTGTAGTGTGTGGACATACCCACCGCATGGGTCTTACTCACCACACTCAGAGTTATCGTGGCGGTAAGCCAAAGACTATCTGGGGCATGGAGTTAGGCAACCTAATGGATTACCGTAATGCTAAGTATATCAAGGCTGGTCTATTCACTTGGCAACAAGGATTTGGAATCCTGCACGTTGACGGTAATACAGTGGTACCACAACTCGTACCAATTGTAAACAATTCATTCACAGTAGAGGGTAAGACTTGGAAATGGTAATGAACTGGGAGCGCATTGAACCTTGGGATTATATTGTAGTCTCCGTTGCAGCGGAGTACCACAAGAAGTATGCCATGGTTGAACTAGATGATATTAAGCAATCGCTCTATCAGTGGTTCCTAGAACATCCAAAGAAACTAGATGAGTGGGAAGCGATTGGTAATAAAGATGCCAAGAATCTCATCTATCGTTCACTTAGAAATCAAGCATTAGATTATTGTCAGCGATGGAAAGCAAAGTCTATTGGTTACGAAGTAACTGATTTATTTTATTACACTCCTGAGATGATTGAAATCATGTTGCCAGCAGTACTACGTGGTGAACTAAGTGTGTTGCCAGTATTAAATCTTGGCGGTGCAGGACGACCACCAGCACCATCAGAGGGTGGTAACGTGATGGCAATGATGGTCGAAATTGATAATGCATACAATAAACTTAGCGCAGAAGATAAGACTGTTCTGTTCTATAAGTATGCAGAATCCCTGGACTTTGGTGCTATTGCATTAGAGATGGAACTTGGCAGTGAAGATGCTGCACGTATGCGTCATAACAGAGCCATAAAGAAATTGATTACTCGCATTGGTGGATTCAGACCTTTCCTAGATAAAGATATCGTGGATAAACCTGAGAATCCAAGCAACGAGAGCGAATCCGTACCAGATACTGAGCAAGAAAGCGATAGCCCCAATGGGGCTGATGAAAATTAGGAATCGTTTTATCAAATAGATTCACCAGTTTTCTAATGCATCGTGCTCAGCGATTTCCCTTTCACGTGCAGTCTTGATATGTTCCAGCAATACCGCTGGTGTAACAAGGTATCCCCTCGATGGATTCGGTGGGATATTGCACGTAATAGGTCTTGTTGACTCCCATACTACTTCTTTGAGGCGATGCGTAGGCACTATCAGTACTGAATCTTCAAGCACGAATGCCCAATGCGTAGCCTTGCTAACACGTATCCCTGACGGCTCCCATGACTGAGATGCTTGGTAATAGCACTCAGTTTCGATGTAGAGATTTCCAGTTTCGTGCCAACGTCTATCTGTCTTTACTTCTACTGTATCAAGAGAAAGCAAGTCTGCTACCTTGCTCTCCCCTGTAAGTCCAGCGCGTAGGTCTAAGTCCCAGTTACTATCTTTCATTTCATATCAATTATTTCTTGTAGTAGTGTTTGTATTTCATCTATTAGTTTTTCCCGTTCTGCTATTTCTTCCTCTGAGTATTTCATTTAGCCTCCCGTACTATAGAAGCCAGTGCCATTAAACTTGACTGGCGTTGCATTGATTACTCTACGAGTAAGTATACCACAGTATTGACAATTTGGAAAGTTGTCACGCTCATCGACATGTCGTGGGTGGTCTTCAGATGTTCCACAACTATCGCATTTATATTCGTAGTTAGGCATAGGCTTCCCTCCGATTGAGTGCCGTATTATACGGCAGTGTAGGTTTGTGTCGGCGGATGTTCATTAGTACCAACCCTTTCTCTCGTGGAACTTTAAAGCCTTGCATGGTGAGCCGTACCTGTAGATAATATAGGCAAAGCCTCTATCTATCTGTTGTGTTGCTGGTATGTGAGGAGACATCCCTAATAGTTGCGGTATCCCTCCTGCATTCTTGCCCATTACCTTGACCTTGTTATAGGCATTACTGCGCCAGTTAGATTCCTTAGTCCATAATTTTTCTAGACATTGGAACTGCATATCATTATACCTGAGCATTACATCTCTGGCATAAGCCTTGCTATCATGTATTGTCCATACACGTTTCTTAGGTGCCTCAGATTTCCCAGTATGGGTAACCCCAAAGAATGTAAAGATTAGAATAAGAAACAACATGAATTTTTTCATTATCTCTCCAACCAAGGTAGTAGTCTATAGAACATATCTATTGCAATCGCCTCTGCTCTGCTGGCTGAAAAGTGTCGACGTTGGATGCCACTAGATAGTAATCGTTCTCCTGCCATTGTGCCTCCCCATATACCATACGATATATTCTCGGGCTTCATACCTTCTTCATAGCAGTCATCTATCTTAGGACATGTCCTGCATATAGATAGTGCTTCGTTTATTCCAGTAGCAAGTGCTACATTCTTTGCGATACTCGGTCGATGTTCAGGTTGCTCGGGAAACCAGAGGTCTGGATTCCTATGCCCCGTACAACTCCCAATGATTACATCGGTAGCCATTACTTCCCTTCCTTTTTGCATTGTTCACAATATCTAAATCTCTCATCAAAGATATAGATGTCATTATCGCAGTAAAAGCAGGAACTAAGGAATGGTTCATCGTCTAGTCCCCTTGCTGTGTTATCCTCTAGTACAGGTTCACTCACTATTCTCCCTCATAACCGTCGTCGCAAGCCTTACAAGACTTGGAATTGTCCATACAAAATGTGCAGATAATTACTTCACTCATCATCTAGCCCTGCCTCACTTCTGTCCTCAGGTTTAGGTGGGTATGAGTTACTCATCTCTATCTCTCTTTGATTCTTGCGGTAGCACTGCTCACACCATACTAGGTTATGAGAGTATACTACCTCAATCGTCTGCTTCTTGCAAATCGAACATGTGAACATTGTTCTCCACCTCCTTCAACCTGTCTATGTAATCAAACAGAGCGTCGATGTCGTCACCCACATATTCAGAGTCCATTAGAAACTCTAAGTATGCTTCAAGTGATTCAACGTCAAGCAAGTCCCAATCTTTTCTTTCTAGGTATTCCATTATGCCACCTCCTTCAATAGCAATCGTAGTTGCGCTACCTTTGCCGTATTATACGGCACGGTATTGTTAGTAAGCAATTGCAGATAGTCGATAAGGACTTCACGCAATTGTTCCTTCTGTTGTGTGGTCATATCATCCCCTATTATATGCTGGTTGGTGTATTGGATAAATTGTTGCATTGAGCAATTGACTTGCCCATACCATAGCCTCATCCGAGGTTGGAAATAATCCGTAAAGAATTATTCCGTTTGTGTCGGTCAAGGTCGATGTGACCCACCCGACAATTTCCTGTCCGTCGAATGGTGGAATCACATCTATCTTGCCGTATAATACGGCACTGTTATTTTTTGAAGTCGAAGTAGTTGTCATAGTACCACACTTTATCCTTTCCTTGTCGTTTTTCCATAGAGGCTCTGTCTTTCTCAGGCGTCCAGCACATGCAACCTTCGCCGTATGTACCAGAGCAATCATAGCAGGTAGTACAGAATTCGCAATAGTAAGGATTGGCATCCTCATACGGTACTGCTAAGCAACTAGGACATGCATAGTCGCTCTCTGTATCATCCTTGATAAGCGTTGGCATGCCTACATACTTTGACCACATGCTCTCCTTGTAAGTGTCGTTACTCCACCACATGCCATCGTTATCCCAATGCCCTAGATTCTCGTTGATAATGTAACAGTAAGCCTCAGCCTTAGGGTCTACGGTAAGCACTGCAATCTTGCTACCACTAGACCACTTGTTGAGTATTTTCCATACATTATCATCGTCGAGAGATGTAACGCCACCTAACTTAGGTAACGTATCCTCAGCGAATACCCTGCTATCACTGCGCTTATCTGAAGCGTGAATAGTGATATCTAGTATGCCATTGTGAGCAAGGTAAGTGCGGTCATCGCCACCGACCTTGAAAGGGTGGCAGTTGTCGTCATTCTTTACGCCATGCGTAGCGTATCTAGCATGGAACATAGCATAACTCTTTGGATATTCCTTACGTACTTCTAGGAACTCCTTGATTATTTTCTTGGCACTCATGCCACGACCAGTAATAATCTTATCACCAGCGATAACGGCATAGCCGAAACCGTGCGGATTATTACAAGAGGCACACTCCAAGTCTTTCTTACGGGGCGTTGAGTCTGGCGAGCAGACAACTAATAAACACATTTCTTATACTCTTTTCTGCCGTATTATACGGCACTGTTGGTTAGTTGGATGTTACATCTCGATATACGTGCAACGAGACGTGGGTACAGAGATTCATTCTCTGAAATATATTGTATGAACGCAGACTGGGTGAGTGCGCCATCTATGACCTGCTTGACACTAAGGGTACGGGTATACTCAACACTGGCATGTGCTAAGTCTAATTGTGCTTTGACTGTATCAGAATTGACAGAGCCTCTAAAGATTCTCATCTCTAGCGTCTCACGATTCTGCATATTTACTGCTGAGTAACGGTCAGTCTCACGACCATGCTCTATCTTATCTTTGAACGTGCGTTTTCTGGTGAACTGATAGTTGCCAGTCTCTTGGTCAGTTACACGTTCACCGTCCTCATCTCTGACCCATTCGTGCTTGATAATATCATCAAACTTAGCCCACCGTTCAGAGGAACGACCTGCTAGAGCCTCATAGAATGGTTGATTAGAGTAGACAAGGTTGAGGAATCGGTGCATGTGCGCACCACTACCAAACCCTGTGCGTGAGATATGGATATGAAGTCCACACGTAGTAGCGTCCCAAGATTTTACTCTGTACTCAGTGCGTAATTTCTCCAGTGTCTCCCATAACTCATCGGCTTCATTCATATAGAAGTCATGACTCATAGGATGTGTGACTATCTCGAAACCACACGATAGTGAGCCGTCATTCTTTAGATAGGCTAACTCTAGTGGCTCTAAACGTTGAGCATAGGTTGAGGATTCCTGCCTATTTCTAGGCGCTTCTACCTCAATCTCTATACCAAAGTATAGTTTCTCATTCCTATCTGTGGAATGAAAGATAGCGTCAGGACGATATGAGTAGTCATGGATAATTCTTGTATTATCCTCATAATCATCATCATGCCCTGTATCGCAACCGTCGAAATAGTAAGCGTCGCAATCGTCGCAATAGTATGCGTCTTGTATGCAATTCTCACAATATGCGCCATGTCTATCCTCTGGCATAGTAATTGAGTCGGTTGTAAATTCTTGGCAACCGTCGCAGTAATTAGCATGAGAATCAGTGCAATCTATACACCACATAACATAGTTATCTACGGTGTTCCAATCGTCATCTATTGTGCCAACCGTTTCACAACGGTCACACATTCTCATGCAATCTTGGCAGACAATCTCATCACTTCCAGTGGTGAGTTCATCGCCTTCAACTACATCAGTGCCACAGATAGTGCACTGTATTTCAGTTTCCATATCTTTCCTTTCGATATACTAACTGCCGTATTATACGGCATTTAGGTACTTCATTGACTTACAGGAACTACTCTACACTATAGCCTTAGCATTGTCAATAAGGGCATCGGCTATCTTGCTACGCAGAATAGATGTCTCTATAACTAAAATAGAGAATCCGTCCCTCTTGTGCCTATCCTCTTGCGCTCTCAGTGCCATGCGAATCACTTCTGACTCGCGTGGCGTGAGAGTGAGCGTGAGGTTTGTGTCGGACGACACTATGCCCTAGCCTGACGGCGCAATTTCAAGACCTGCTTCTCTAAGAGATAGATACGGCGAA